AAATAATATTAGTGTATTGGATAAGGGCTATGTACGTCTTGTTGATACTCTTGGGGACGATCTATCTGTGGTTAACGCTGCACGTGTATCGTACGATAAAGAGTCTGATGAATTTACCGCCAGAGATGAGAAGCTTATTAACTTTCTCATCCGTGAGGGTCACACGTCACCATTTCGCCACGCTGCACTCACGTTTGAGGTCTATGCACCGCTCTTCGTAGCAAGACAATGGTGGAAGTATGCAGTGGGATCTACCCATGTGGATGATCAGAATGGATGGAATGAGTCCTCACGCCGTTACATTACTGAGGATGAAGAGTTCTACGTTCCTAGTGCGTCTAGCTGGCGTAGCAAGCCTGAGAACTCTAAGCAGGGCAGCGGCGATCCTATTCACTTTAGTAATGGTGCTCACTATACGAACAAACTTCGTGAGTCTATCGTAGAGGGCGTAAAGCTTTACCATGAAGCAATGGAAGATAACGTGGCTCCAGAATTGGCACGTCTATTCTTGCCTGCTTATGGAATGTATGTCCGCTGGCGTTGGACAACCTCTCTACAGGGTGCTATGACATTCCTAGAGCAACGTCTAGGCCATGATGCACAGGTAGAGATCCAAGAATATGCAAAAGCTGTAGAAAGCTTGACAAAGGAAGCATTTCCGCATACAATGGAAGTATTAGGAAACTAATACTATCGGGGTGTTAGCTCAGCTGGTTAGAGCAGCGAACTCATAATTCGTCGGTCGTCGGTTCAAATCCGACACATCCCACTTTACCCTGTTATACCCTCACTCTTATAAGGTGTAGAAAGGTTAGTTGGTTCACCTCAGTTCAATCCTGAGACAGGGTACTTGTGGAATAGGCATAGCATGTGCTATAATATACGTATGCCAAATAAAACAAACAGAAGAACATGGACAGATGAACAGTTAATTACTGCTGTTGCTGAAGGAAATGGATATAGATCTACACTAATTGCATTAGGTCTGCAACCTAGTGGTGGAAACTATGCACAATTAAAAAAGTATATACTAGAATATAAGTTAGATACTTCTCATTGGAATGGACAGGGATGGAATCGTGGAAGACGATTTCCAACTAAGAAAACTTTTGTAAGGGACAAGCTTACTTTAGATTCTAATTGGAATACTAATTCTTTGCGAAAGCAGTTGATATCTAGTGGAATATTTGAACATCGCTGCCAGGGGTGTAATCTAGAACACTGGATGGATAATTTAATTCCATTAGAGCTAGATCATATAAATGGTATTAGAACTGACAACAGAATAGAGAATCTTAGGATCTTATGTCCTAATTGCCACGCATTAACACCAACATATCGTGGTAAAAATAAAAAGTCCCAGTAGACCAACGGCAGGAGTCAAAGCACTTAAAATGCTAACAGTGTCAGTTCGAATCTGACCTGGGACACGGGATTGAAGCATTAAGGTGATGCAATGGCCTCTTAAGCCATAGAAGAAGGATCGTTACCTTCCAGTCCTACCAACCCTCTATAGCTCAGCGGAAGAGCAATGGTTTTCTACACCACAGGTCGGGAGTTCGAATCTCTCTAGGGGGACTCATAACAAAGGATGAATATGAATACTAAACTAAAGATTGTTGCATATGTGCATGGATACTTTCCTAACCACAATGCAGGTGCTGAGGCAATGCTTCACCAGATCCTTATTGATCTAAAGAATAAAGGCCATGAGGTTAGAGTTATTTCTCGTAACCCAGGTGCTGACGAATACGAGGGCATTCCTATTAATGAACCTAATCAGATTACAGATGCAGAAATAGTGAGATGGTCAGACATGATCTTTACTCATCTAGACTTTACTAGAACTGCTGTACAATATGGTAAGCGTTATAAGAAGCCAGTTGTTCATCTAGTACATAACGATCGTCAGCTTCACTACCACAATGTATTTGATACTGGATCTTGTGCCTTGGCTATTGCTAACTCTGAATGGATTAAGAAGAGTGTTAATCGTGCTATTCCATCTCTTGTAGTATACCCTCCAACAATTCCAGAACGTTATACTGTAGAATCTAGCCACGAGTATATTACCCTAGTTAATATGAATGAGGCAAAGGGTGGTAACATGTTCTGGCAGTTGGCTAGAGTTATGCCTGAAAAGCAATTCCTTGGAGTTAAGGGAGCATATGGAGAACAAGTAGAGTTTGAGCGAAAGCTTCCAAATGTAACTATCCTAGAAAACACTCCAAACATTACAGATATCTATAGTAAATCGAATATTGTTATTATGCCATCTAGTTATGAAAGTTGGGGACGTGTTGCCATGGAGGCTTCATGCTCTGGTATCCCAGTAATCGCATCTCCTACTCCTGGACTAAAGGAGTCTCTAGATTACGCAGGCATCTTTGCTGACTATAATGATGTAGCAGCGTTCGTAGAGGCCATTAGAGGTCTAGATGATAAGAGGGCATACAATAAGCAGTCTAAGCTTGTCAAGAAGCGTTCTATCGAGGTAGCAAAGGCATTTGAAGAGCAGATGGAAGTGCTAGAGAAGAAGCTAATAGATCTATTGCCTATAGTCTAATTCATATGGAGAAGGTTCTGGAAACATATTTAACAGTATGTCTTCCAGGACCTTTTCAAATGCATCATCGTCAGTTGATATATAATCACTGGCGATATTTTTATAATCAAATGATCTTGAGACCAAAGATCCATCTTTATATACTTTTACATCAGACATCTCTGTACCCAATTCTGAGTACAAGTTACCATAATACGATCTCCACAAGGCAATTTTATTTCTAAGTGTGCGTTTTAGATTGTCCTTCTGCATGACCATAGGGACGTGTAACTCAAAGTCTAGGGGATTTCTTATACCAAGCATCTTAAGCTCTGTATGCGTCTCTGAGAGCTTCTGGAGGTATGATGAGCGAGGCACTAGATCGTAATATTCGTAAATCTTTTGAAGAAGGCTGCCACCATTGAATATTTTAATTTCACTAATAGGATTAACTATAAAGAAGTCATCATTCATCAGTACAAACTCATTAGATATCTCTCTAGTAGTTATTATAGCTGCTAGATTTGCTCTAGCATTATCTATCTTCTTTTTAGTTTGGTCTACTGCTACATAGTTGCCAGAATACCATTCTGGTTTACCGCCAACTACCCAGACATTGCCCTCTGGAGCATTCTTGAGTACTGATCTAATTGAGTATCTCAGCTCTTCATTATCCCCATCTTTACAGATATATACGTAGTCCATATATCTAGTATAACAAAAAAGGACCAGAGGAATATTCACTCTGGCCCCTAGCTTTTTGTTTAATTATTTAATCTGTGTAGACTTTACGTGGTCCTTAACCTTGTGTCCACCAACGCCATAATTTACAGTAGGAAACTTAATTCCTACCGATGGGTTAAGACTTGCAGATGGATTAGCAGGTGTTCCAGATGTCTGGATAGACGCTGGAGATGGACCTGCTGAGCCTGCTGGATTGTTACCAGCTGGGGTTGCCCCACTCATACCGATATCCGACATTACTTCTTCCAAGCGTCTGGCAATGATCCAGAAAGCCCTAGAGCAGCCGCACGAGCCTTTATGTGGGCCTTTGCTGCATCTGGATTAGCTGCGTGTCCATAAAGTCTTATAGCATTTGCTAGGTCCTTTGCATTGGCGATAGGGAAAGATCCATCTGGCATAGCTACACCAGTCTTAGCATCTGTCTTACGCTGTGCAGAAGTAAAGTTTCTCTTGCCGAAACCAGTACCAGACCAGATGTCAATAGACTTATTCATACACTTCTGGCACATATCATTACCACAGTCTGGAGAGTCTGCAGTACATGAGCTAATCTCTGGATCTGCCTCTACAGCAGTTGCTGGAGTAGATAGAATTTCTCCATCTACAGACTTAGAAGTCATGCACTTCTCGCACTTACACATTGGATCATTAGGATCGTGAGGCATTAGTCTTCTCCAACTTCTTTAAGAGAAGCACGTAGCTGCCAGTTCCACTTCTGTAGAGCTGTCTGACGATCTGCCATAAAATTGGCTAGACCATTCTGCTTTGCTTCTGTGGCCATATCAAAACCAAGAATGTATTTTGCAATTGCAATGTCAAATGAATCAACTAGATCAGCAATCATGGCCTCTGGATCAGATGATACTAGAGTCTCAGGAATGTCTGTTAGTGATGCAAGACGTGATAGGGCAAAAGGAGCATATGAATTTACATCAATCATACGAATCCATTCTGCGAAGGTATCGATAGAGTCATCGATATCCTCATAGATATCCTGTAGCTTCTCGTGCCACTGTGGGAAGTCATCGCCTTCTACATTCCAGTGATATCCATGTGCCTTAAACTTAAGAGCGACGGCATCTGCCTGAACACTCTTCAAAAAATTAATTAATTCATCCATAATTTAATTGTACCATATACTTTCTTAACCAACTTGGTTAACTGTTACTATTAGAGATGGAACTGCTGGGTGTAATGTAGCTCCAGATCCCTGTGCGTCTACCGCTTCAAGCACGGTGTGGTTATCATTAGAAGACCAAACAAGCTCATAGTAATCTCCTGCTGTAGCACTTACAAAGAAGTTCCATGCAGCAACCATATATGGATTATTAGCAGCAATATCAAATCTTGTATTTGTATTCGCTACTGGAGTGCCATTCTTATTTAGCCAAACATTTACTATTCCAGCAGAAGATGTCTGATGCATCTGAGCAGAAAAAGCAATATTATAC